ATATACGAAGATGTATAGATAGGGATATTATCATGACCTATTGTAGTTACCTTATCACCAATCTCAAATTCACTAATACCTTTACCTAACTGTGCTACGACATAGTTTAAATCCATCCATCCAATATACTGTGGTGTAGGATTATTAACCTCGTCTATTTCATAATCTGTAAAGATACCCTCTATATAACTTCTTACAGCAATTAGATAAGTTTCTCTAAATAACTTAGTCCACTTATCGTAGTTATCAGGATATAATTGAGGAATAATAGTAAAGCTATTATTGTTTTCGAAATATATATGCTTGTATATGATTATCTACATCCTCATATATTTCAGTGTCTTCAAGTTTATAATCAAAGTATGTCATATAAGGAATACTATGATTTAGTATAAATCTATCAGAACTGTTTTCTCTGTAATCTTCTAATGTATTATATCCAGAATTTTTTAATACATTATGCTTAGTAGCATATGCATCAGTAATTAAAGTATCTGTTTGATAAAAATACTGTTCAAGCTCAGCATCTGTCATAGTATTAAAGTTCTCACTCTCAAGTATACTAGCATCAAACACACCTAATATACCATATAATTCATACTTAATTCTACGATAATTATAAGAGTTTAAAGCAAAGTTATCTGTAGCAACACATAGATTATCAAAATACTTTTTGATTCGTTCAGCAATAGCCTCTCCAAACCCAGTAAGATAATCATTTCTCTTTCTTAGATATTTAGAACCTTGTGTATCAGTATTATATTCTGTTATATTAAACCAGTTAACTGTTTCGTTTCGCATAAAAGTATCAATGAAACTGTTGACTGGTTGTAATACTGTAACAGAAGTAAGAGGTCTAGCAATCATAGATGCTATTACTTGTTCTTCTGTTAATTCACGATTTTCAGTTTCGTCTTCTTTTTCTTTATCAATCAATTCGTAGTTATATACGCATTGTTGAATGAATTCTGGTTCATCTACATTATACTTTACATTTGTTAGTGGTACTTTGTTATTAGATATATCAGATTTAGGACCAATCCAATAATCTCTTTCTGTACCATATTTAGGGTTTACATCATCTTCTGTATAAAAGAAGAAGTTATCTCTATGAAGCTTTTTAGTCTTCATAAGATAATATGTGTATATAGTAATAGTATCATCATCAAACAGTTCAAGAATATCAATAATGTTTCTATGAGAAGACTTATACTTCAATAGAGTATTAACGTTCTTGATAATACGAATCTGATACTTTACTGGAATCTCTTTATAATATGCAATACCATAAGATTCAAATAGATATCTGATAGTTCTAGAGTCAAATACATCTTTGTTAATGATGTATTCTTGTACTTCAGAAATCATATCTACCATTGTTTGAAGGATAATAAGAATCTCAATGAATGCATCATAATGATATGACATAAAACGATAAGCTTCAGAGTATACAGTAGCCATAGTATATCTACGGTTTCTATCAAATACTCTCTTAAACTTATTCTCTATGATATCAAATGTATTTAATGAAGGAATCCATAAAAGAGAGAAGTTTACTGCTTTACGTGCAGTATAATAATCTACTCTCTTATCACCTAGATGATAAATATATTGATAATGAGGGTCTTCTCCATACTCAGATAGAATCTGTTTCATAATACCACACGATTCAATCATGGACAATTCTTCTAATGAAAGCTCATGTAGATATCTTCCAGTCAAATCTAATATATTAGACATATCTTCTGGAAGTGTATATTGACCCATATCTATAAAGTATCTCTTATAAAGTTCTGGAATTACCCAAGCATTACCGATGTCTTCATATATTTCGTCACCATATCCAGTAGCATCAAGATATGCTTTTTCATCGTTAAGAGTATACATTGGTGGTAATCCATATAGCATTCTATAATAACTATTCCACTCAAAGTATTTCTCTTCCCAATAAGCACCTTTTTCTTGTTCATTCCAGTCACCTTCTTTGAAAGTGATGTAATCTGTAGCATATTTTGCAGAACGTACGTCTTCATAATGAAGAGCTTGGTTTTCATTTTTTACAACTGCATTCATACCAAGTATCTTGACACACTGTACAATGATATCTATATATGGGTTATCTGTATACTTCATATCGAATTCATAGTTATATTTCATCCGTATCCTCCTTTCTATAGTATTTTAATACTTAGAGAGGTTTATTCTTATTATGCTCAATAACAAAGTTGGTTACTTTGAAATATACACGCTTTGCAATGATATCATAAATAGCCTCTTCTTTATAATATAATGATAACTGTTTAAGCATTACAGGAGATATTCTTTCACTTACAAGAGAACAGATATCTTTACTAATCTGAATCTCTTCTTCCTCTTTAATATACCAATCTGTCTTATAGATTAAATTCATTAAAGAGTATTCTTGGAAACAACTCTCGATTACTGTATCTAAACGAGTTTCGATATTATCTGTTACATTCAAATGAGTATCAATATCATATTGTTTTTGTTCAAGTTCTGCATATTTAAAATCAAGCCATTTCTTAAATGACTTAGATAAGATAATCTCAAAAACCAGTACCAGGATTAGGACTATTCCAATAATGATAAGGGTTTGGAGATTCAGTTGTGTAGATAACACTCCCATAGTTCCTTTCACTCCAATTCTTAATTTCGTTTGCTAAAGTGAGCAATTCATTATCATTAGATTCTTTCTCTTTAAGAGCAAGTCTAATATAGTATAACAGTTTATTACAAATCTCTGGTGTAATACCATTACAGTAATTTCTAATCAGTTCAGTCCACTTACCAAATACTTGATTAGGATGTACATAGAATAAATCATCATCATGATATAACTGATGTACAGTTTTAGACATCATAATGATTGGTACTCTATTATGTTTATGCTCTTCTCTTAAAGCACCTACAATATGGAAAGTAGATACCTGACCATATGTATTAATATAGTGCTCACAAATCATAAGAGCTACATCAAATAATGTAAGAATAACATGGTTCATTTCAAGCTCTGCCATATCAGAACTTACATTATGTAAATAAGCACAATGGTCTAAACCAAGCTCCATTAAATGAGCCTTATATGCTTTATAGAATCTACCATTATGTCTGAATTGAGTAATAGCATTCTTAATGAATCTACTATAACTATCAATATCAGCAAGTGTTTCTTTAGTTTGCATTAAAGATACTTCATAAACAGAAGATGGACTTCTAAGTGTAGGATTTCCGTTGTTTAAATACATAGTAATATCAGGGAAATCGTTTCCATTAAGGATTACTTTATCCTGTTCCATACAATTACCTCCTAACATTATTAAGTCATTACTAAATAGTTCTCCGAGTCAAAGAATAAGAACAGGGACTTTTGTGTCCCTGTTCTTTTATATTACTTAATATCAGATACATTAACAAAGCCAGTTACATAATTACCTGCGGGTGTCCTTCCTACATTTTCTTTTTTGTTAGTAATACGAATTCTTCCTTTAATCACTTCATCACTGTACACATAATAAGTACCAGTCTTTCTAGAAGAATATCTGGAAGAACTTGCAGAAGCATAAAGAGGTGTGCTATTAAGTTTTACTTCTTTACCAGCAGTAATAACAGTATCTTCCTTCTTATTAGCTGTTACAGACGAAGCATTTATCCAACCAGTTACATTACTCATACCTTTACCTACTCTATCAGCAGAGTTAGTAATACGAATTCTTCCATTTACTACTTGACCATCATATACATAATAGTCACCAGATAGTTTTCTAACTGCATTAGATGCAGTAGAAGAAGCATAGAGATTTGTATTGCTAAGATTAATCTTAGTTCCAGCAGCAAGTGTATTAATCTTAGGTTCTACCTTAGGAGTTTCTACAACTGGCTTTGGTGTAACAACAGGAGTAGTCTTACCATATACGTCTTCCTTAGAAAGACCATAGTAAGAATAGAAGTTACTAGTAACGGTGTTATTAGAAATAACTTCATTACCAAGCCATATACAGCCTTGTCTTACATCAAGATGAATTGCTGTATAAGTCTTGTTGATATTTGCAATACCACCAAATATATCTCCCATATCTTGAGCAGCACAGGAAATACTTCTTTGTAGAAATGACAGCTTTATTCTTATCATAAAATACCACATCTGCAGCATCGCCGACAGAATGTTTACCAGCAAAGCCATTCATCTTGACATCATATTCAGGACAACGATATCCACTATTTACGATAATCATAGAGCAGTTAAACTTCTCAAACAGCTTTTCGAGACCAGCAACGAGTCTAGTATTGATTACAATATCATGCTGTTTGCCACACTTACACTTGAACTCTTGTACATTAAAATGTTTAGATAATTGAGTCTTATCATTATAAGCATAATGTTTCTGTTCATATGTGGTTGTAGAAGAATCAATAGGATAAGTTACATTTGCTGGTTTTATTACTGGTGTAGGTGTTACAACTTCACCATTCTTAGTATAACCATTATAACCACCCTTCTGAATAATCTCTGGATAATTATCTATATAACAGTAGTTCATATCGAAATCACAAGAGATTCCATCAAATCTTCCTTTAGAAGAATACTGCCATACTTTGTGTCCAGTATAAGGAGTAGAAGAAGCATAATGTGCAAGCCAGATATCATATCTACCATCTTGCATATCACTAGGAATACAATTCTTAAACATAGAATAGTAAGAATACAGACCTACATAATAACCAGCACTTTTTACAGTATTTATGAAGTTAGTGATTACTTCTTTAGCAACAGAAGGTTCTTTTTGTTTTTCATATCCTGGAAATGCTTCATAGTCAAACATAACAGGATATTCAAACTTCTTACCCTTTACACAAGAAAGAAAAGCATTAGCTTCTAGAATAGCTTCAGGACCAGATGTAGCATAAGACGCCCAATAACAACCCTTTGGAATACCATATCTTTCACAAGCAGCATAATATTCTTCAAAGCGTTCATCCTTTTGAGAAGTAAGTCTACCATATCCAGCTCTCATAATGACAAAATCTACTTGTCCCTTGAGTTTGGAAAAGTCAATACTACCATTCCATTTAGAAATATCTACACCTTTAAGCATATAAATACCTCCTTTTAGTATTTTAATATAATGTTAGAGAGACCCAAATTACGGGTCTCTCTAACGATAAATTATTAGTTACCTTCAAGTGTAGCAATTCTATTTTCAAGTTCTTCAATTTTCTTAAGAAGAGCTGCGATAGTTGTAGGATTTTCTGGATATACAGGTTCGGTGCCACCAGCAGGAGTATATTCAGCAGCCTCATTATCAAAGTATTCCTTTGTACAAAGAAGACCGTCATTATTAATATACATACGTCTAGCGTAT